TCTACGATAGACAACTTTAAAAAAGGTTATTTGGGGATTTCCTGTTAAATAAATATCTTGTGCTCCATAAGCTACGAGTTGAATTAATCCTCCTCCCATTATAATATATACATATAAGATAGAAAAAAAATAAACTAAATACGAACATATTTAGTTTTGGTGATAAAAATTTAATTTTACTATAAATTTACTATGAATATACTACTATGAATATACTACCATGAATATACTACCATGAATATACTACTAAAAGTTATAATATAAAATATTTAATTAGAATATGCTAAGCCACCCATACCCGACATGATACGAAGGACGTTGTAGTTGACAGCATAAATTCGTATCGTACCGCCGCCGAGCCCCGTCGTATAGGTGCGATTCACGGGGGGCCTTGTGAAAGTTAATTGTGCGCTATCAATGCGAGAAAAATTGCAGGTTCCAGAAGGCTGGTGTTCCTCTGGCTTGAGAGCAAAGGAATAAACACCAAGGGAATCTCTTTCCTGAACACCACCATTACCCGAGTGGTGTTGGCTTACCTGTGTTCTGGTAAAATAATCAAGGTGCTGAGGAGTGAAACGCTCATGACCATTAAGCTTAAGACCAATAGCAGTTCCATTTGTTTCGGACATTGTGAAAGTGCGCGCGTCGCGTCTTCCATTAATAGAGATCGGGGTAAAACCACATTTAGGGCCGGCTCCTAAATTTACTTGCTCCATCGATTGATAGGAATTGGCTCCAAAGATAAGTTCCTTAACTGGGTGATTGAAGTTGAGATCGATAGAATTTGAGCCTTCTTGTTCTTGGAATTGAAGTTGTTCGATAAGGTACTCATGGGATACTTGAGCAAAACGCCTGCGCTCATCGGTATCGAGGTAGATGTATTCAGCCCACAACTTGAGTCCAGAATTTGCTAGAGAAACATTGCCATCACCGTTAATATCAGTATCTTGACAAAATTCAATAATAACCTTAACCTCATGGTACTGGAGGGCAATTAATGGAAGCGCTAAACCAACATTGCGACAAAACCAGAAAGGAAGTGGGACCCACGCACTTTTCTCCTGGACGCTATCCAGATCTTCACATTTGTTAAGGAAAGCCGATGCCTGTTCCTTAGTAGGAGGGAGATGTATCGGGACATCTCCAAGAGATGCATGGTTCATCTCGTGGCGTGGAATCGTTGGGATGGATTGACTATACCCCTCTATAAGCTTGGGAAAAGTACACGATTGATTGGGGGTGAAAAGTTCATGTTGAGCAATAAGCCAGTGATTGTAAAGCTTGTCAATCTTTTGGCCACCAATCTCAAGCTCAACAGTCTTTAACATTTGGTAACTTAGATAATTTGTGCTGGCGTCGCCTGTCGCGCATGCTTGCGGGTTGTAATTAGTGTAAAGTCTGTGAACTAAATCACCATTGCGAGAAATAGTCGAGGTGACACGACTACCACCCGAAACTTCACCATTGAAAGTCTGCTCAATAAGTTCCATCGAAAAGTTAGTGTGTCTGCGGTAGACAACCTTGAAAAAAGTAATCTGAGGGTTACCCGTAAGGTAGATATCTTGAGCGCCATAAGCTACGAGCTGCATTAATCCTCCTCCCATATTTTTATACCTTACTATAGAAAAAAATTTTGGAGAAAATAAACTAAATACGAACATATTTAGTTTGGTGATAAAAATTTAATTTAATATAAATTTATTATGAATATATTACTATGAATTTAATATACTATGAATTTAATATACTATGAATTTATTACTATGAATTTATTACTATGAATTTATTACTATGAATTTAATATACTATGAATTTACTACTGAAAATTATAAAAAATATTTAGTTAGAGTATGCTAAGCCACCCATACCCGACATGATACGAAGGACGTTGTAGTTGACAGCATAAACTCGGATCATACCATTCGCTCCATCGGCGCCGTGAGCAACCGGAGGCTTTGTGAAAGTCAACTGTGCGCTATCAATTCGAGAAAAGTTGCAGGTTCCAGAAGGCTGGTGTTCCTCTGGCTTAAGAGCAAAGGAATAAACACCAAGGGAATCAGTCTTTACGACACCGCCATTACCCGAATGGTGCTGGCATACCTGTGTTCTGGTAAAATAGTCTAGGTGCTGAGGAGTGAAGCGCTCATGACCATTAAGCTTAAGACCAACGGCACATCCGTCTGATGCGGTTGATGTGCGTGCGTCGGAATCGGAATTAACCTTGATTCTAGTAAACCCGCATTCAGGACTATGGTAACTTGCGCTGCCGGCGCGCGCACCACCAAAGATAAGTTCCTTAACCGGATGATTAAAGTTGAGATCAATGGAATTACGTCCAATGCTCTCTTGGAATTGAAGCTGTTCGATAAGGTATTCATGAGATACCTGGGCAAAACGTCTACGCTCATCGGTATCGAGGTAGATGTACTCGGCCCATAACTTAAGACCAGATTTAGAGAGGTCAATTCCGCCTGGGCTGCCGCTGACGCTGCCACACGCATTATTCTCAGCTAATTCAATAATAACCTTAACCTCATGGTACTGAAGGGCAATTAATGGAAGTGCTAAACCAACATTACGGCAAAACCAGAAAGGAAGAGGAACCCACGCATTATGTTCACTAGCTTCCTGTAGTTTTTTCGTTTTACAAAGGAAAGACATAGCCTGTTCCTTAGTTGGGCGGAGACATATCTCATTATCGACTGCTTGATCACTACGCGGTATAGCAGTAGCATAATCACCACCCGACTTTATTGCGGGAAAACTACACGATTGATTGGGGGTGAAAAGTTCATGTTGAGCAACAAGCCAGTGATTGTAAAGCTTGTCAATCTTTTGGCCACCAATCTCAAGCTCAACAGTCTTTAACATTTGAAAACTTAGATAATTCGTTAATGTCGAAGTCGTCGAGGCGGTCCCAGTCGCACATGCTTGCGGGTCGTAATTAGTGTAAAGTCTGTGAACTAAATCACCATTGCGAGAAATAGTCGAGGTGATGCGGCCATTACCCCCCACAGAACCATTGAAAGTCTGCTCAATAAGCTCCATCGAGAAATTGGTGTGTCTGCGGTAGACAACCTTGAAAAAAGTAATCTGCGGGTTACCCGTAAGGTAGATATCCTGAGCGCCATAAGCTACAAGCTGCATTAATCCTCCTCCCATATTTTTATACCTTAATATAGAAAAAAATTTTGAGGAAATTAAACAAATAGAAAATTTAATTTAAAATACTTAAAAATATTTCTACAATAAAGTAAAAATATGGCCGAAATAGGTTGTTTAAAAGATGGATGTTTCCAGAATTTACAGGTTGAGGGAAATGTTATGTTTGATAAGGGTCTAACACATAAAACTGTTTTATCAGTAGATGGTGTGCAAACTGATCTCTCTTCCAGTCGTATAATTACGAATTCGCGTTCACATAATATAGATTTATCGGCAGAAAAGGATGCCCGCGATAAAGTTATTATTGTTAACCATGCTATGGAGAATGGGAAATATATCAAACTTCCCGAATCTACTGCGGCAAATATCGGTAAACATATTAGAGTTATTTTTGCATTCAGAGTACTAGGTGCGTTTGCTGTAGGATTTGAATCAACTACTATTATAGGTTCTGCTACTCTCATAGGCGCGTACGGCACATACATTCGCGCTACAACCCAAGGGGGAACCGAAAGTAACCCCTTTGTACACCCCAACTACAAATCGATTAGATTTGCGGACGAAACAAATAAGAGAGGTGGTGAGAGTGGGAGTGTATTAGACTTCTATTATGTTGATATAGGGAGAGTTGTTTACAGAGGTAATTTGATCACATTGGATAGTATTGAGTCAATCGATGGACATTTCAGCGAATCGGCTGTGGTACATGTAGGATCCTAAATACCATTTATTTCTTCTAAATTATTTACTCTTAGATTTACTCTTAGATTTACTCTTAGATTTTGTTTTTTTTTGTCCTTTAGTTGATTCGCCAATAAATAAATTATAATCATTCGGTGAATAATTATTAATTATTCTTAATGTTCTTAATAATTCTAAATAATAATTTGTATTAATATTATAATTCATATGCATATCAATATTATTTTTATTATATAATGAAGTCTTAATTACTTCAGTATGTAATTTACATACATATGATCGATTATCACCTAAACTATATGAAATATTGATAAATTTTTGATTATCTTCATAGATTGTAGTTGGAAAAAATATTAATTCTTGTTTAGATTCCATACTCGGTAATTGAAAGAATGGACTTAGTTTTGTAATTTCTTTCTTATTCATATCTAGACAAAAGAAAAATCCTAAATATAATTTGAAATATCTTTTAAAATATGCTTTATCGCTATCAGTATAATCCGATTTATCTAGAGCTGGTATTAAAAATTTATTAACATCGGTTGAATTCTTATAATCCAATACAGCATGACCTAAACCTAGATATTTATTTCCATAGGGTATTAAATTACTACTATTTCTCATATGAAAATGTAAATCTCCGAAACTATGTTCAATTTTACTAATAATTTTATCATTTTTATTCACAACCATTTTACAGTTAAATTGAGGATCTACTTCCATAATTTTTAAAGGATTAATATCATATAACATATGTAATTTATTTTTGTAGGTAAATGGTCCCCAATTCTTTTCAAAATTAGTTGATAATGATTCACAAACTAACATTTTAGGGGTTTTATAATTTAATGTTTCTGTATCAATCATTGCTAGATACATTAATCTTTTACGAGGATCTTTTTTAATATCATCTATTTCATTTACTAAAATAAAAATATCATTTTTATAATAAAATAATCTAGGATCTTCAGGTCCTTCTAAAACAGTTTTTTGATGTTCTATAATTCTTTTCTTAAAATCTCTAAATTCCAAAGTTCTTTCTTTAAGTAATGTTAAATCTATATCAATGACATTTTGTGCGATTTTTTTATAATTTTTATTAAACACTGATAAAATAACAAAATTAATACCATCCCAACTTCTTATATTTCCATACCATCCTCTACTAGCTATTAAAAAATTACTACTATTTCTAATTGGCATGACAGAACTATTAAAAATAGTAATATCTTTATTAGTTAATAAGGGATTCCCTTTTTTTATTTCATTTGTTAAATTGATAGAAGTTAATTTAAGTTCATTATTTTTAAACTTATGCATTATAATTAATGTAATATTTTATTTAGAAATAAATAGAAAAATACATGGATAATATTTATTATTTAATTAGAATATGCTAAACCACCCATTCCAGACATAATTCTTAAGACATTATAATTAATAGCATATATTGTAATTGTTGTTCCACTAGGAATAGTATTATTTTTAAAAATAAACTCTGATCTATCAATGCGAGAAAAATTACATGTGCCAGATGGTTGATGTTCTTCTGATTTTAATGAGAATGAATAACAATAGATATGCTTTGTTGGAACTTTGTGTCCAGCTTGTATCGGTTGACATAATCTAAAATAAGAAGCTTTTCTTGGTGCGAAGCGATCATGGCCATTTAATTTTAATTTCAGTGTATTAAATGATTCAATAGATCTTTGTCCACTAATAAATTCAATATTTCCTTGATTATTATTCAGATAATTAAAATAATCATTTTTAACACTCTTAGTTTCAGTCGTACCTAGATAAACAGAACCTACTGTAGGGTCAATTGTACCCACATTTGTTCCGCCAATACCAGTATCAATATTAATATTTTCAGATCTACGATTATTATCTTGAATAACCCATATTAATTCTTTAATTGGATGATTAAATTTTAATTTTTTATTACCCTGATAAGAACTACTATTTCTTTGTACTTGTTCAATTAAATATTCGTGTGATACTTGTGCGAATCTTTTACGTTCATCAGAATCAAGATATATATAATCAACCCATAATTGAACTTTAGGTGCTTCAGTAGGTTCATTTATTGAACCATCAGTATTTATTAAACCTTTTATACTAGTTGTTGTTAATTTAAATTTCACTTCATGATATTGAAGTGCTATAAGAGGTAAAGCTAAACCAGGATTGTCACAAAACCAAAATTTAAGAGGAATATAAAGTTTTATTTTTTGTGGACTAGCATTATTTCCAGATGGTCCACTTTTTAGATAACTTGTAATTCCAGAATGCTTATTAAGACCAATCCATTCTTTTTCATCATGATCATATAATTCATTTCTAATATCAAGCCAATTACCATAATGTCTATCTATTCTTTGACCACCAATTTCTATTTCACATTCTTTTATTAAAGCATGTCCAGTATTATTTACCCAATTAATATAAGAGCAATCTGTGTTAGTTGTTACCGATGGTAATTCAACTTCAAGCCATAAATTTGAAACTAAATCTCCATTTCGAGATATAGTACTTGTTATTGTTGAACCACCGACAAGAACATTACCATTAAAAGTTTGTTGTATTGACTCCATTGAAAAGTTTGTATGTCTACGATAGACAACTTTAAAAAAGGTTATTTGAGGATTTCCTGTTAGATAGATATCTTGGGCACCATAAGCTACAAGTTGCATTAATCCTCCTCCCATATTAGTTATTAATAATAATTAGAAAAAAAAAGCAAAGTATCATACTTAAAAAAGAATCTTAAATAATAATAATAACATTAAAGCCTCTTCATAAGATATTTCTTTCATTTTATTTTTATCTCCACAGCACCAAGTTTTATACCATATTCTGTTAACCAATAACTGTACGAAATAAGCTTGTATTAATAGGACTATTATCATCATAAAAAAACTTATTATATCACATTTAGTAATTTCGTATTTCATCTTATATTATAACATAAATAATTTTTGTGTTTCGGATGAATCCATTTCTAAATCTAATACCTGTTTTACTGGATTCATTATTTGATTTGAAATATAAAATTCATAATCAATTTCAATATTATTTTTCTTAATATAATCAATATGTTCAATTCTATCGCCCTGTAAAATTGTTTTCATTTTATATACTGGCTGTGTCTTATCTTCAACTTTTATTTTCTTATATTTTGGTTCACCATCTTCAACTACAGTTTTAAATTTAGGTTTCCCATTTTTATAAAATCCATTTTGAATTCTCTTTTTTACTTTTTTATATCCAACTATCTTTTTTTCTTCTTTCATTTTATATCTAATAAATTCTTTCTCATCATCAACTTTAATATATGCGTAAGGTATTCTATCATTTGCTTTTGGTTTATTTCCTGGATCTCTGTCAGCCATTCTATCCGCTAATACTTTATGCGCAATACTCTGTGGATTTTTATAATATCCTCTTAATGATTTTGAAATGATGAAATATGATATTGGAAACTCACCCTTTCTAATTTTAATTAGTGTTTCTTTTAACCACTCAACTGTTGCCTTAAAATCTTTTTCAATCATAATTTTCTCAATTACATGACCAAATACATATTTAACAATTGGAGCATTATCCCTCCTTTTAAGAACAATACCCATAGCTGTACGTTTCTTATCTACTGTATTAAATTCATACTTGTCTCCTGTATATCTTTTTTTAGAAATTAAGATAAATGGCCAAAATGTTTTTTCATACTCTAAAACTTGAGGTTGTTTGCCTTCACTATCCATTAGATTTTTAATATATTCACCGGATTCTTCTCCACATTTAATACAATGTTCTAATGCTTCTTTTCCTTCAAGTAAAATACCCTGTTTATTCCTTCTACTAAATTTTACAAATACAGAATCTGTATCACCATAAACAACTTCTGGTTCTTCATAACCATTATCTTTTGCCCACATTTTAACACCATTTTTTGCATCTACGGTTAATCTTTCTCTGCCAACTGAAGTTGTACAGGCAGCTAATTCCATCTTAAATATAGTACTAGTTTTTGCCCCTAGTTGACCATAAACAGAATTAGCTGTTACTTTATAAGCTAATTGTAAACCATCTAAAACTTTTTTCTTAAAATCATCTGGTTCATTTTTCATACGTTTTTTAGTTTGTTTTCTCGCATCTAATAAATGTGAAAGAACTGATGGAATAATTCCCATAGAACCTATTCCCATTTTCTCCATAAAATTTTTCGTTAAGAAATAACATGTAACTTTAGGTTCATTAACATCTAATTCTTTAATAATTGTATCTCCGGTACCTTTTCCTTTATAAATCCAATTATCATAATCTATTTTATGATAATCTACACCTTCAATTAAATTTAATTCATTAATTATATCTTCATTAATTAGAGTTTCATGTGATATATTCTTTTCAATAATAGATGAAGGATATAGTGATGCATAATCTAAAACTGTAACTGGATCATCTAAATATATCCCTGGAGTTGGGTCTAATACTATAGCTCCCTCATATCCAGGAATTGTATAATCATCTTTTTTCATAATTAACTTACACCAACGATCTAATTCCCATGGGCTAGGTTTCCTCCAGTCGGAATCTTCTATAATTTTATCTTTAATAGTCTCTATAGGTATTTCATCCTTAGCCATTCTCACATAAGTATTTAAATTGGGTATCTTTATTAATTCCGGTATTAGAGTTTTCCTTTGTGAACACATTTTTGTTACAACCGATGTAACTTTTACGCCCTGTCCTCTCAAGAAGATATATGAAGCTGGAACAAATGATACATTAGCCATTGCTAGATTATTTGGAATAATATCTAATAGAAGAAGAAGATTAATACATAATTCACAATCTTGAATACAATATTTTGCTACTTCTGCTCTCCCTTTCGCACCATTTGGTCCATTATCTTTATGTTTATCAAAGATATCTTGAGGTGATATATCATCTTTATTTAAACACCATTCTATTTTATCATACTTGTCAAAATCAATATTTAGTGATTCTTCTAAAAATATATGTTCTTTATGAATTGATTTAATTTTAATTTTTTGACCATCATTATAAGATTCTTCTCCAATATTACTATGAAGACTAAATGATATATAATCACCATTTTTTAGATGACCAATTGTTGATACTTTAATTCTATCATTATCAATTTGTTTTAGTTTACCTCTCATAAAATAAGAAGCTACATTATCTAATTTATAAGAATCTAAATTATGTCCCTTTTCAATTTCTTTTTGAATATCAAAGAGAATACGACCATCCATCGTAAAGTAAGAAAGTTTATTTTCACCTAATGCAGATGAATTTAAATCTTGTGTTTTAAAGACACATTTCTTATTATTATGTTTTTGTCTTGTATCTGGCTTAATTTTTCCTAAATCATAGAATAGTTTTTTTGGACATGTCTCATGGTGACCCCATGAATTACAACGACATCTACCATTCCATGATTTTGGACATGGGAAATATTCATCAACTCTATCATTAATATATCTGAAATCAAAACCAAAGATATTATATCCAGTAATGAAATCTGGATCTTGAGTTTTAATTAAATCTTGCCATTTTAACAATAATTCTTCCTCAGTTTTACAATGAACAACATCAATTTTTAAATCTTCCATTGTATCACATATTTTATCATTTGGTAAATTATCTTCTGGTCCAATAACTAGTATATTTCTATACCATTCATCGGTTCCGTAATCATGGAAAACTGTTCCAATTTGAATAATTGGGTCACCTTCTAGCTCAATTAGATTATCATTTTCATCTTTACAATACTCCATAAATACATTAGTCATATCATTGATAATTTTATCTCTATCTTTATTTTTCAAAGTTGAATCACAGAATCTTTCAATATTTTCAATAAGTGTTAATTCATTTGAAAGAACCTTAAGGAAATCATTATGAATAATACGATTACCCTTTGTTTTCACTGGTAATATTGACACATATTTATAATATGATTTCATATTTACTTTCTTACCAAATAATAGACTGATTAAATCATAATTAATATCTTCTAAATATATATCACCACATTCAATATCATCATCTGAATCATCATCATTTTCAGGTTTAGTTAATTTTATTCCATCACATTTAGAATCAATTATTTTATATGAATCAAAGATAGATGCTATATGTTTCTTAAAAGTTTTTTTAGCCATGGGGAAATCACCATGTAAACTATCACATTCAATATCAAAAGAAGCTATCTTATAATTAATAGTTTTAATATCTTCTATCTTGTAAACATTATTCCATTTACAGGCAAATTCACTAATATTTTTTGAGTTAAATATATCAATTTCACATTTATCTTCAATCTCACATTCAATCCATCCGGTTGGATCAATATCTCTTTCATGTATAAATCTAATAATTGGATGGAGAGATGACTCATATAAATTACTATCACAAATCCTATCTTCATCTTGTGTTCTGTCTAAATTAATCCATTCTAGATCTTTTCCTAAATAATTAAATTTTCTATCGGGATCATTATTATAAAATTTCTTTAATTCGGTAATTACTTTTTTCATATTGCTAAGATTATTAAAACAAGCCTTGTAAAATTTACATTCTTTAAAGTTATTATTATCTTTATCCCAGTCAAAATTATAAAAGTCTTTACCATAAATTGTTTTACATCTATTTACAGCTGTTCCTCTGGCAAGAGAAGTTAAAGGAACTGGAATACCAGAGTCTTCATCTTCTGGAAATTTTTGACATACTCGTTTTAGAAATTTAAATGAATCAAGAGCATCCCATGAATCGGGTATCTTGAAATAAAAGTAAGGAAGATAATCTAAAACATGACACGCAATACTATTATTATCTTCATCTTTACCATAAAGGGTAATGCAAAATTTGTTTGAATCTTTCAAGTAAATATCATCAGCAATTAAGTCGATAATTTTAAATTGAATCTTCATCTTTATAATTATATTAATTAATACTAGTTTAAATGTATTTACAATCAAATTTAAATAAATGATATATTATTAATGAATGATTTAAAACAATATGCGATATTTTTATCAGTAATTATATTTTTTACAATGGGGATTAACTCATTGCGTAAAAATATGCATCTAGAATTAGTTACCTCAAATGTAAATAAAAAAGATTACTATGTCCGTAAGTTACCAGATAAACAACAAGCAGCCGACAAATTAGGGAATTTAACACTAAGGTTAAAAAAATTAATTAGCCATGTTCAAAATGATATGAGAGATGGTGTTGATAGATTAGAAAGTAGATTTAATAGTGATATAATAACTGAGAATATTCCTGGGTCTAAATATGTTGCGTATTCTGTTAATAAAGGTCAGGAATTATCAATATGTATTAGAGATAAAGAAACAAATAATTTTATTGATGATAATACTGTTACCTTTGTAGCAATACATGAATTGTCTCATATAATGAGTAAATCAACTGGACATACTGAAGAATTTTGGGATAATATGAAATATTTGTTAGAACAAGCTTCTGATATTGGAATTTATTCACCAGTAGATTATGGTACAAATCCAATTGTTTATTGCGGCGAAGAAATAAATAGCACACCTTTAAATATTTAAATATTATATTTAAAATATTTATCATAAATATAGTTTTAATGGATTTATTTGAATCAAATATTTCAAATGAATTTAATATTTATCGTTATAAGAATAATACAGATAAAGTAAATTTTAAATTAAAATACCCATTAAATAGCGATGATACTATTAAAGATTTATTTAAAAATATTTATTTATCATTAAATGATAAAAATACATTCAATGAAAATTATATATTCGC